GGGGCATGCCCGCCGCGATGTGAGCACTCCTGTAACCACTTCTGACCTGGGCGTGATCTTGTAATCTGCCGTCCATGGCGAGAGAGATGGGCACCCCGGCGAAAGCGTTGTGGGTGTGTCTGGGGGTATTTGTCGGGCTGCTGGCGTTCATGGCGGCGTGCGCAATAGGGCTGTCGGGCCAATCCGGAAACGTTGGTGTGAGCGTTGAAGTGAGGCAAAAGTACGCGATCGAGACATGCCAGTCCGCTCTCATGAAGCGCATGCGTGACCCTGAGAGTGCGAAGTTCGCCGATGAGGTGGCCCGTGAAGGCGTGGCGCATGGAGGTGGTCGCGATCCCGAGTTGGACTACTCGCCCGACCGCGGTGATATTTACTTTACGGTGACGGGCAATGTCAACGCCAAGAACGCGTTTGGTGGTTACACGGGGATGCGTCCCTACACCTGCGATGCGGTGGTGGACAGAAACGGCACAACGCAAAGCCGGGCCCGCGTGCTGGATTAGTGCACTAGAAACACGAATAGCGCCCCTCACCGGGTCGGGGTGAGGGGCGTTATTTCGTTGGCCTGCAATCAGTGTGGGCTCTCTACACCTCGTCGACCAGCTCTGCTGGTAGTTCGGGTGTGGGCGTTTCGGGTCTGTGTTGTCGCGCCCAGCCCATCCATTCGCGGATGTGTCGGACGGCTGCGCGGAGTTTGTCACGATATTGGTCGCGCTGGCCTACGACGATGGCTAGTTGAGCTTCCAGGTCGCGGACTTTGCGCGAGGTGCGGGCTTGCCAGGCGCCCAGGATGGCGACGATGGCGCCGCCGACGGCTTGGATCTGGTCGGGGCTCACCGGCCGCTGCCCGCCACGAGCTTGAACAGGCTGGACGGTACGACCGCCTTGGTGGCCGAGGCGGTACCGGATCGGCCCAGCTTGATCGATGCCGCAGAGAAGATGAGCGATACCGCCAGCGTCCCGGCGCCGACATTGATACCGCTCTGCCAATCGATCTCGGTCAGGGCTGCATTCACCGCGGCGTCGGCCAGGTTGGCGCCGACGATGAAGCCACCCGCGAACGTCTTGATAGCGCGCTCGGCAGCGTCAACGGCGGCGTCCTTGAGCCAGGGCGGGATGGTGATGTGCATGACGGTCCTCTCGGCGGTTGGGTTGTGGATAACTGCGTTTGGGCAGTTCAGGGGGAGTTTTTTCGATGGCGCCATGGATAGGGAACGCTACGGTGTGGGGAGTCCCTGCGCGCTCTCCTCGCGCGGGGGCGGACTGATCTACGCGGCTATGGCGGGGGTGCGGCTGGCCCAGTCGCGCACGTGCTGGATGGCGAGGCCGAGATAGGTTTGGCCGGGCCAGACCTCGCGGTATTCGTATTGAATATGCGCGGCGGTCGGTGGGCTGGTGGTGACGAAACGCAGCGCGATCAAGGCGGCCTGCGCCGCGGCCGCGGGCCCGGTGAGCTTGTTGATATCGCCCCAGCCGAGTAGTCCCTGTAGACCGCCGAGCACCATGGGTAGGCCGAGCGCGGCGATACCGTTGGGGCCACCAGTGAGCGCGCCGAATATGGCGGGCAGCTCGACACCCAATGCCTTGGCGGCGATTTCGGGGATTTTGGGCAGGATGGCACCAGCGGCCCCGAGTGGGTCAGTGATCTGGAATGCGGTCACCATGTCGAAACAGTCGTCCATGATGTCCCCGACCACCCCGAGGGGGATGTTGCCGTACATGTCGCCAGGGTCGGTGAGCCAGCAGTGCCGGTAGTCGGTGACATCGCCGAACCGCCACGATGAAATACCCTGTCCCGCCAGGATTGGGCCGCCGTAGTAGCTGCCACCGTGGGGCCGGGTGGGGTCACCAAAGCTGAATGAGCACAGGTAGTTGTCCGGGTAGTGCTCGGCCAGCCACGCGCGGAACCGGGCGCCCGCGACCGCGCCGGCCGAGTATCCGCCGATGACAACCTTGATGTTGGGGTTGGCGCGGTAGCGCTCGGCGAAGATGCGTTGTGCGTCGGCCACGGCGATGTCGACGGCCTTGGCCATCGAAATGTCGTTGATGCTGCCCGCGGCGCCGACCGGGAGTCCGCCCATGGTTGCGGCGAATTCGGGGTGCACTTCCTCAACGAGGTTGGCCACGGCCTGCATGACGCGAGATACGTAGTCTTGGCCGATGACTCCTCCGGTGCCCCGGAACATTAGGCCCACGTGGCGGTTGGCGGGCGGGGCCGGGGGCGCAATGCCCAGCGCGCGTAGGTCATCATCGGACACCTGCCCGGTGGGGATCTGGCCGGTGCGGCGCTGATATTCGGCGGCCCACAGGGCAGCGCGCGGCCCGAACTCGTCGGTGTCGCGGGGCAGCGGCCCCAGCAGCCGGGTGTACAGCGGCCCAAACCAGTCGTTCATCACGGCCCGCCACTGACGGACCGTTTCATTGCGGTCTCCGATGCGGATCACTTGGACCACACCTTGTCGCGCAGCGTCATACCCTTCGATGCCCAGTCAGGATGTCCTGGCCCGAGTTGTTCGGCGATGTATTCAAGTAGCTTGCGGTCGGGAGCTTCTTGGACGAATTGCTGGTGTAGCACAATAGGATCGACCGCCGGGGGCTGCGCGGGCGCGTAGATGCCGAGGTATCCGGCGCGCAGCTTGGCGGCGAACGCGTCATTGCGCTTGTCGCCCTCGGGCCAGGCCATCTGGTAGTGCATCTCGTCGGGGCGCGACCAGTCGCGGCCCCAGAACACCGAGCCCTCGAACAGCGCCAGGCCCTTGCGGACCTTGGCCTGCGTGGCGGCATCCATCGTGTACCGCTGCCAGGGGTACTTGGGTGCCATCACGTCAACAGCGGTGCCTGCCAGGTGATTACTGTTGGCGACATCGTTTGTGGCCGACCAGCCCCACACGGGCGAGGTGATCTCTTCGACGTTGCGGTCATACCAGTACAGCCAGGCGCCCAGGATGGTCAGCGGGGCGCCCTTGCGCAGCGGTGCGGTATCGACGAGGTACAGCTCGTCGATGCGTACGATGTCGCATTCGTCCCGGTTGCACATACGCCAACCGTTCTCGGACACCGTATTGCCGTATGCGGTGCGGAAACTCATCGGGTGTACTTCCTTTCGATGCGGGGGTCGATCTCTTGGGCGTAGGAGGACAGGCGGTCGGATGCCCACCAGCCCAGCCGGAATGAGATGGCGGCAAGTGCGGCGTAGAAGGCCGAGTGCTTGAGAAGCTGGCGGGCCATGACTACACCCCCCAGAACTTGAATGTTGGTGTGACATCGACTTGTAACGGCTGCGATCCGTCGTTGACGGTCAGGGAGACCGGTAGTGCCTCGGTGCGCAGCAGGGTCGCGCCGTTGAACACGCCGTACCGGTTGATCACCGTGCCGTTGGCCACGGTGCCGCCAGGTACCGAGATGGTTACCAGCGAGCCGGTGGATGATGCCTTGTCGATGCCGGATTCGGTGACATCGACTGGGGTGGCCCAGGTGGTGTCGGCGTAGGCGGTGCCTACCCGGGTGGAACCGGCGAATAGCCCGATTCGGTTGCCGAGTGCGGTGATTGCGGCGCAGCAGGCGCGTCGGTGCGGTGCTTGGTATTCGGACATGCGGGGGCCTTTCTGTTGGTTACGGGGTTTCCCAGGTGGTCCATCCGCTGATGCGCGGGGTGTATCCCAGCGCGACGTTGCGGGGTGATTCGGTCGTCCATTGGTGGTCTCTGTAGGGGGCGATGACGGATTTCAGGTAGGCGCATCCGAGTTGGCCCTCGATCATCAGGCCACCGAAGGGCTGGTAATCGCCTGTGATGACGTAGGTTTCGTTGACCTGGTACCAGAGGTAGCCCTCGGTGTTGGCCGGAAGGCTGCCGTCGTCAAAGTCCCAGATGGTGGTGTTGAGCTTGGGGACGTATTGCAGGGGGCATTCGCCGACGTTCGGGTCGTGTGGGGCCGCGTCGAGGTAGTAGTTTCCGTTGATCAGTCCGATTGCGCCGTCGTTCATGTAGATGTCGAAATAGGAGGTTTCGCGTCTGCTGTAGAAGTGGATTCGGAATGAGTAGTTGTCGATGTCGTTGGGGTTGGCCATGTTTGGGTGATCCCTCCTGCGGTTACTGGTATGCGCGGCACCAGGCGCCGCCGACGCCGCCGACGCCGCCGGGGCCGCCGAAGTTGGCACCGCCGGCACCGGCACCGCCGGGCGCGTAGCCCGTTCCGCCATCGGAGGTTTGCGTGGCACCACCCGGGTAGGTCACGCCGTTGTAGGTCTTGTCGCCCGGGCCGGGGCCGTCGTTGGCGTTGATGCCGGTGAGGTGCTGCGGGCCACCAGCGCCGCCAGCAGCGGACAGGCCCGCCCACCCGTCGCCGATAGCGGTGGTTGCCGCACCTGGGCCGCCCGCGGTTCCGGCGAAACCGCCGCTACCCTTTGCGCCGCCTGCGCCGATGACGAATGTCAGGGTTGTTGTGGTCCAGGGAATGTGGATGCCGCGCTCCAAAGTGGTGGTGGCCCAGGTTCCCGGGCTGCCGGGGAAGCCGCCGAGTAGGTAGAACGTGCCCGAGCTCGCACCGCCGCCGCCAGCGCCGACCAGCGCCAGATCGAGATAGCGGCACCACACCGGGATCGGGACCACGGTCGTGCCGACTGCGGTGATCGCGGTCAGCGCTGCCGGTTGCGGACTGAACCGGGCGGTGGCGGTATCGGCCCCGATGGCTTGACTGGCGCTGGAGGGAAGCCGAACCCGCGACAGCACCGCGATATCGGCGGCCGTGGCGGCACCGACGGCGGCCCCGCGGGGGAGCATCTGCGCCATCTCGGCGGCCACGGCCGAATCAGTGGCGCGCACACCGGAGCGGGCCGAGTCGGCACCTATCCCGGCGTCTCGTGCAGCCACGCGCAGCTTCGCCCGCGCCAGGTCGGCGCCCCGGCCGGCATCACTGGCGCGTAGGCCCACTCCTGCGACGGCGAGGTCTGCGCTAACACCCTGATCGATGCCCGTGTGGGCCACCCGCAGCAGATGGGCCAGATCGGCGCCGACTGCCGAGTCCGCGACAGTGACCCGTGGCATCCAGACCCACTTGCCCATGGATGGCGGCGAGGGCGGATCGGGCTTGGTCGACCACCTACTCGATTGCCCCGAGGGCGCAGACGGATTGGTGGACCAGGGCATCAGACCGCCTTGATCGCGGCGTACCCCGCGGCACCCCAGCCGCCGGTACCGGCGCTGCCCCCGGTACCACCGGCACCGCCCGCGCCGCCGCCGCCGGGCCCGTTGCCCGGGGCTCCGTTGGCCGCACCTACCGACGCGCTGGGCGGGGTGTTCTGCCCGCCCTTGAACAGGCGCGCGGAGAACCCAAGATCGCCGGGGCCGTAGCCCACCGAGTCGCGGTTGTAGAAGCTGCCATAGGCCAGGCGCCCCAGTCGGCCACCAGCGCAGCGCAGAATTTCGCTGTTGTCGGTGCCGTTGCGGAACACGATGTCGTGGCCCGGCTTGCCGTCGGTCTCCTTGCTGCCGGGCTCGCCGCCAATACCTGTGGGTGAACCCACACGCTCGGACTGCACCGTGATCTGAGTGACGGACACCGGGATGTCGACGCCGCGCTCCAGCCGTAGCGAGTTCCAGGAACCGCCGCCGCCACCCTCGCCGGGCTTGTTCCAGCCGCCGTCACCGCCGCCGCCCCCACCACCGCCACCGCAGCCCGCCAGGTACAGCACGGTGCTGGCGCTGGGGATGTCGTAGACGGACAGGGGCAGGTTCGCCCCGGTGGGTGAGTACTCGGTCCATTGATCTGCCAAGTTGGTCGACTCGCCCAGGGCGCCCCATACCGGCGTGAATTCCACGTGCCCGCCCACCAGGGTGGGCAGGGAGGTGTAGCCGGTGCCGCCGTCCTGGGTGAAGAACAGGGGGATGTTCTGCACGACTTCCAGCACGGTCGGCATGGCCGGTGTGGTGTAGAGGCCCTGCGGGTTGCCGACCTGCAGCACACCGATGAACGCGGTGTGGCCCTTGGGCACCGTCAATCCCGGCGACGGAATTGTCAGAGCTTGCACGCGGCTGGTGCCCGATAGCCGTGCCCTGACGTTCCCGAGGTCGACGGCCTTCTGAATTTGCAGCGACTCATTGATCCGGTACACGCCCACGTAGCACTGCGTCATGCCATTGCCGGTGATGGCGAATTTCACGGTTCGATACGTGCGCTCAACACCCGGCGTGATGGGGATGAACACCAGCTTTTGGTCGGCCGGCACGAATGTCGACTGTGCATTGATGATGGGGAACGACACATCGTCGTTGATGCCTGTGGACATCCAGCGAGGGGTCAGTCGTGGCAGGTTCACAACGTCGGTGGCGTACACCGCGGCCGCGTACGCGTCATCGGCCTTCTTCTTGAGGGCAGCGGTCGCGGTGGAAACATCGACAGGACCCCTGCCGCTAGATCCGTCCCCAAATACCGCGTTCCATAAGTTGTTCCACGTGTCCTTGAGGTCTTCTCCGATGTCGGTGCTGCCGATCGGGCTGTGCACCTTGGCCGGGGGCAGCTTCGGGATATTGCCCAACCCGAGTAGCCCGATGATTTCCTCGGCGGTGATCTTGCCGTCGGCGGTGATCGCGGCGAATCGCTGCTCGAAATCGGCGATGTCCGAATTGGCTTTGCCGCCAAGGGTGTCAAAGAACGATCTCCACTTGCCGAGCAGCGGCCCGAGGTTCGACATGACCGAGGTGACGTTAGAGAAGTGGATGCGGCCGCCGCTGGCGCCCTCGGTGACCACCAGGGTCACTGTCGCGGACTTGACCGATCCGTCGGTCGGCACCGTCCACGAGCCAGTCAGGCTGGCACGTATCCAGGACGAATCCGCGGCCACGGGCTGAATTTTCTTGATGACGATATCGGGGAGCTTGGTGCCATCGGTGGCAAACGGGGTGATGCACAACCGGATCGGATTGGACCCCGCTGCAGCCGAGACGCCTTGCCACATCGCCGATGCGGAGATGTCCACCGCCTGGCCGGCAGCTACGTTGAACGGGTCTTTGATGCTGATCGCATGCAGCTGGCCATCGGCGTTGAGGTAGATCGACTTGCCCGACAGGTGCCCGTTCTGGGCGGCGTCGAATCGCCAGTACGGATTGTCCTCGACCATCTTCGGGTCGGTGAATCCGCCAGCGCCGCCCAGTAGGTCGTGGGCCACATCAGCCACCCACGACGCCGGTATAACGCCCTTGAGGAACTGGCCCGCCACCTTGGCGATAGCAGTCAGGATCGATTCGGGGTGGGCCAGATCGATGCCAGCCAGGGCGTTGCGGATACCGAGGGCCCATGTCCCTAAATCATTTTCGTCGCCGTCCTCGATCCCGGTCAGCAGCTCGACCAGATCGCCGAGACCAGGTTTGTCTTTGGCCCACTCGCGCAGCTGATCAAACGAACCCACACCGGGAATGAGGTGCCCCATGACCGCGAGCACCACGCGACCGAGGAACTGCTCAATGAACCCCTTGCCGAACTCCTGGAGCTCTTGGGCTGTGAACGGCCTCGTGAGACCGCCACCCTGCTCGCGGTGTACCGGGGCCGAGGGGACATCTCTTGCCCAATCGGGGATCTCGGGCAGGTTGTCGCTCACAGCGGCCAGGCCTCTATGTTGAAGTGCGACATCGCGGCGGTGGCGGTGTACGTCGATGTGCCAGTTTGGCGCTCGCACCGGATGTGTACGGTGGCCGAGGTGCCAGCGGGAATGGTGTCGTAGTCGTCGGTGGTGCTGCCGGGGCCGATGGGCTTGCCCGGTGAGAACGCCAGCCGATCAGTCTGGGCGATGCCCACGCAGCGGCCCACGATGTTGCCGTTGGCCTCGCCGTTGATCCGGGCCAGCAGATTCACGCGCACGTCGGCCGCTTCGCCGGTAACGACCGTTTGGCCTTGCGCGCGGATACGCCGAGGCCACGGGCGGGGAGGGATGTCGATCGCGGCCATAGTCCCGTTCGCGTTGCCCGTACCGATGTTCTTGATCTCGCCCGGGTAGAACACCTCGGCAACCTTTTGCGGCACAAGCTCAAAACCGAGCAGGTCGGTTTTGACGGCCGGAATCCACCCCGCCTTGGGATTAGTCGACAGGTCCAGCGGATTCCAGCGTGTCGCGCCGTCTTTACCGGTCTTGCCGGTGTGTAGCGCCAGGTGCATCTTCCACCTGCCGGGCGTGTTGTCCGTTGGGGGAGTAATGAGTTCGAAAAATGCTGAATCGGGTGTCGCGTCTTCGGGGGCCAGTGGTGTCAGGTCGATCTTCTCGTCGAACTCGGCGTGCTTTCCGGGCGGGCCCTGCTCGACCCCGGACACCCCTCCCATGATTCCGCCGTCTTCGCGCAGCAGCACGTGCGCCACCCCGGTGCCGTCGACCGGGACCAGGGTGTAGCCCTGTCCCTGGTAGTAGCGTGCGCCGTTGAAATCGACGATAGGCCAAGCCATGTGGGTTACCTCCGGTTAGGACTGGGGGGCCAGTGTGATGACGTTGATGGCTTCGAATGCGCCAGTGATGAAGCGTTGAATCCTGCCCAAGGGGGCCTCGTCGCGGCGGCCGTCACCGAGCTGCACCAAGGTGGTCTGCTCGGTGGGGGTGATGCGCCACATGGTGTTTTCGATGTAGTCGGTGATCATCTTGGTTCGGCGGTGATACACCAGCGACATCAGGCCGCCCTCGAAAATGTCTCGGCCCAAGGCATATTGGTCACCGTTGCGGAAAGTGACCTGCGCCGTGGTAGCACCTTGGGCATCGAAAATCGCGTTGATGAACGCGAACATGGTTTCGATGTTGTACGGGGCGCTGGCGGTCGGGTAGAACCGCTCGATCGCCGGATGAAAAGGGCCCACCTCGTCGCGGACCTGGTACACCTGGACCATCTGGAACGCCAGGAAGCTGTTGTTCAGGAATCCCGAGAGCAGATCCGACGGGATGCCGGAGAACCCGACCACGATCATCAGCGAATCGATCAACCATGCGAAGGTGGCATTCATTAAGTCGTTCAACCACTTTGGAGAACGGCCGCCGATGATGTGTTGCCAGCCCTCGGGGGTGTGGTCGGCGATTTCGCAGTTGATGATGTTGGAGTCCTCGCCCTCTTCGGGGGCGACGACGTAGGCGTAGGGCTGCTCGAAATCGACACCGAGCTTGGGGGCGTAGAACACCCCGTTCATACCGGGTACCTGCTGGATGACTGGCTTGAAGATGTCACCGAGTGATCCGCCGAGGTCGATCACCGTCTTGATCACCGAATCGGCAACGGTTTTGGTGGGCCCCGAGATCTGCTGGCGGTCCCGGGTGGAAAACACGTAGGTGGGCGAATCGAGGTTGGCCCACTTGTCCGGTTGCGGGTCACCCGGGCGCCACAGGTCCATGCGGGTGTCCACACCGTAGGCGCGGGTGACATCCTTGATGACCGTTCCGCAGGTTTCCATGCGAACGGTCTTGGCGCACATGGGCGATGTGTCCAGGAACGGGTTGGTGCGCTGCACATAGGTGGGGGTGCGCAGCATCTTGCCGAAGGTCTGCACCGAGAGCCCGTCACGCTTGAGGGCCTGCAGGATCGTGCCCATCCATGCCCGGATGTCGCCGTTGAGTGACAGGCCGTTGTTGACGAACTCCAGCCACCCGGACTGAATCCGCAACGCGCACTCGGCGACCATGTTCTCCACACAGGTCTGTAGCGCCCAGATGAAGATCGCGTGCGAAATAGGCTGGGCGGCAAGGGGAAGCCACCACGTCGGCCAGATCACGTAGTAGTTCAGGATGTCCCAAATGCCGCGCATCTCGACATTGCCTGTCCACGCGCCCTTTTCGTAGCGGTAGCGGTGAACCTTGGTGTAGAAGTTCTGTCGGCTGCCGGCGGTCTCCATCTCGACCCCGACCAGGGTGTTGCGACAGTCCATGAACATCTGGATCAGCGGCGAGCTGCCCTTGAGCATCAGCTTTCCGGTGGGGCAGTCGTTGCGCGGCCGGGCCCCCGAACCCTCCATCAGGTCCGAGCCCACCGAGGCCATCGGGGTCCACATCTTGTCGCAGACGGTGAACCGATAGCTGGTGTCGACCTTCGAGTTTTTCTCGGTCAGGGCGCGGGCGGTGGTGGCGATCCGCGCGATATCGCCCGAGCGCTTGGCCGCCTCCCAGCGCTGCTCATCGGATATGGGCATCACGAGATGGCCCCTGGATCGCAGGGGCGCAACGCATTGCGCATTAGAGCGGGTATCTCCGTCGCGGCGTGCCCGAGGCGATGATCTTGGAGTCGGCGTTGCCGCCCTCGATCGAGACCTTCACGAAATACGGCTGCGCGGGATTGCCCGGCGATTTCGGTGGTATCGCCGCGTTCTTGGAAAAGCGGCCCTTGAGGTACTTGTACAGTGGGCCCTGCGGCGGGGTGATGCCGAACTGCGACTTGATCTGATCGGCGAACGCCGTACCGTTCATGCCCGCAAAGCTCATGAACTTCTCGATCGCCTCCTGGAACAAATCGAGTTCCTGCGGTGAGGGCGGCACTGAGGTCAGGTCTTTCACCAAGGTGGTGTGCACGCGCGGATCGGTGCGCAAAAACACCACCTGATTGGGTAGCAGCGGCCCGAATTCGACATATTCATCCGAGCCGGGCCCGTCGTAGATCTTGACCTTGGTGAACGGCCCGAACAGCACGTAGTCGTCGTACATGTCCTGATCACCGATGTTGATGCGCTTGAGGAACCCGGTTTGCGCCACGGCAGCGTTATCGCCCGCGGCCAGCTTGCGGATAGCGGACGGCGTTGCCTGGCTGATCACCGCACCGGCAGCGAACATGCCGTTGCCGACGCCCCGATGCGCTGCTCCCAGAGGCGAGCCCGTGCCGGTTTCGGTGACCGACAAGATCTCCATGTCGTTGCGCAGCACGCGGAACGTGCGCGGGTGATCCTCGGTGCCGCACACCAGCGTGAACTTCTCGCCCGGCAGCGGCCCGATGGGGATGGCCAGCGGCCAGCTGCGCAAGGTGGTCTCAACGAAGTTCACCGTGTAGTACAGGCGCAGGTATCCGGCGCCGTACTCGACGAACACCCCGTCGCCCGCCCAGCTGCCGTCAGGATTGCGGTTCATGCGCGCGCCCAGGATGTTTCGGCCCGAGTCGGGCACCGACCACTCCTGAAATCCCCCGTGTACCTGGGAGACGACCTGGTTATCGGTATCGGTGTCGAAATCCGGCCAGGGCCCGTTGATGACCCGGCGCCACTGGGTGCCAAACCCGTGTTCGGGGTCGTCCCACCAACGCATTTGGTCGTTGTAGGAGGTGCAGAACCCGCCGCCGGGGCCGCTGTAGCGCTGCGGAACCGCGCCGAGATCCTTGGTTTGGCGATGATCGGTCGCGAAGGTGTCGGTCATCGCGTCGTAGGTGAACGCGAAGGAGTCCGCGTGGTCGAACGACTTCCAGGTGCCGGTGTCGGCCTGTAGCCGCAACGTCGCCTTCTGCGAGGTGCCCTTGCGCATAGCCGAAACCGGATCGGGTTGCCCGCCTTGGAACCAGCGCACGTCGGCCCACCAGTACCCGGCATCGTGATCGAAAAAGTCCAGCCGGGAACACTTGATGGCGTCCAGCGAATCGATCAGATGCCGATAGACCCGGCGCGTGCGCGCGGCATTGCGGCCCCGGCACTTGACCGTGAGCTTGACCTCGACCGGATCCAAAAACGCGTCGATATGGTGAACGCCATCCTCGGTCGCACCCTTCTGGGTGACGTGCTTCCATGGCGCGATGAGGCCTTCGAGGTCGATCAAATGCACGGCTTCCGGCGCCGTGTATGGGTCGGGAATCGCGTACCCGCCGATCATGAACATCTCGACCGACCCGTCAAAGGCGGTCAGGCGCATCATGGGCTTTTCGCCGTTGACGAGGTGATACCAGCCATGGGGTGTGACGGGGTTGGCCGGATAGCGGATCGTCACGGTCACATCCCCGGCCCGGAGTTGCGGGCCTGCTGATGGAACGCGATATCGCGGCCGGTGCCGTCCTCGGTGGCGCGGTTGTTGGTGACGTGGATGTTTGTGTCGCCCGCCTTGACTGGGCCGCCTTGGGTGTTCGGGTCGCCCTGATTCGGGTTCGGTGGCGCGGTCGCCTTGCCGGCCACGTTCGGGATCGCCGGGGCAGCACCAGCGACACCACCGAGGATCTTGGTCAGCCAGCTCTTGTTGGCCAGCTCCGAGCCCGCGGTCGGCAGCACCGTATCCATCAAGCCCTGCACCCCGATACCTGCGGCCTGCGCACCAAACTGAATCGCCCTGTTGGCCAGCTTGATTCCGGTCTGCGCCGCCTGCCCGGCACCCGGGGCGAAGATATCGGCCGCCGAGGCGGCCATCCCGATCGCGGTATCGATGGTGCCGCCGGGAGTGATACCGACCCCGCCCGCACCCGAACCGGTCGCCGGTTCCACACCACCAATGCGCGTCGATGACGGGCTCCACGCCTGCGCAGGCCCGGTAGCCCCACCCCACCCGCCGCCAGCGGCCGGAATACCCGGCGTCAGGGCGGGATTGGTCAAGCCCGGGTTGGTCAGGGCGGTATCGGCAAGGGGCGCGTAACCGGGGGCCGGGGGCGGAATCGGGGTAGGTGCAACACCTACCGAGGGCGCGACGGTGGTGGGCCGGTAGTAGTGCGAAGTGAATGCCGGATCGTCGGCGCCGGTTCCGCCAATGCCGCGACGTGCCGCCATCTCATTGCTGCCCCAGTTGATGTTGGTGCCGCCCGGTAGCGTGGCCTGCATATGCTGCGGGTTGAAGCCGACCCGGAAGTCCCCCGGCCCACCCATGCCTGGCACAAATCCGCGTTGTGTGAGCCATTCGGCGGCGTTACCGGTCCACATCGAGGCCCCAGCGGTGGGGCGACCGTCCATCAGGTTGACCAGATCCTCGACCGCTGACGAGCAATCAGCCAGCCCCTTGGTCAGGTCGCCGCGCTCTTCTTGGGTGTAGCGGCCTGCGGGCACATGCGCCAACAGCGCCGCATCGCCTGCGTAGGCACCCATACCGCCGCCGAGGGCTGCGGGCCCAATACCCTGCGGCCCGTAGCCCGAGCTGGCGCCTAGGCCGGTGTACTGCGGCCCAAACACGCCCTGGGCGGCCAGGACGCCCATAGCGCCGTATCCGCCCTTGGACGGGTTGAGTTGGCTGACCGCGCCGAGCTGGCCAAGGATCGGGGCCGCCGCCATATTGGCCAGGAACTTGGTCAGATTCTCGGCCAGCCCCGGCAGGCCCTTGGAGATCCCGAAATCCTTGTCCATCGCCGCGCCGATCTGGCCCATGCCGTCGGCGAGGCCCTGCGTAGAGCTCTCCAGTTTCTTCCACGTACCTTGCTGCGCCTCAGCCAGTTTCATCTGCGCCGAAACGTACGAGCGTTCGGCGTCGGCAACCTGGTTGCGCGCTCGCAGTAGTGCGTCCTGATCGGCGTTACCCTGCTGCTCCAGCCGGATCAACGCAATGCGGTCTTGCTCCAGAGAGTTCTTGGCCCGGATCGCCGACGACTCAGCGTCATACACCCGCATGGGGTCGACCTCGTAGCGACCGAGACCGGGCCCGCCCTTGGGAGATGAGACCAGCATCCCGGGTGCGCCGGTCGGCGCCGTGGCCAATCCTGGCGGCATGGCGACGGGCTTTGACTCCACCGACCAAAGACTCGGATCGATCGGGGCCTTGGTCTTGTCGCCCTTGTCAGCGGCCTCGATCTGCTTCTTGGCCTCGTCGAACGGCACTCCCGGGCCGGCTGGCGCCGGGCCTGCGGGCCCCTGCGGCTTGGGGGCCAGTGGTGAGTTGGCCGGTACCGGGACGCCGGGCGTGGGATTGATCAAGTTGCCCAGTCCGAGCCCCACGCCGTCGCCGATAGCGTTGGCGGTGCTGCCCGGTGCGGGGATGAAAGCGCCGGGCAGATTCGGGTCGAGCTGAACCGGGGTCGTCGGCGCGGTGATCTCCTCGCCCGCGTTGTTTCGCCCGCCTCCCGACCCGCCATAGACGGGGTGGGTTACCTGCTCGCCAATCCAGTTCGGGATGCTCTGACTGAAGAACTTCACGAATGAGGTGTTGGCGAGCCTCTTTTCGATCTTGTCTATCTCGTTGGAGATAGTGTCGCCCAGCTTGGTCCAACCGCTGGCGTGCTCCTGCAGGGTGTCAGTTGCCTTGTCGGTCTTGCCCTTGATGTCGTCGAACTGCTGTCCGGCCTTCTTGAGGTCCATGGCAGCGATGGCGGTGTTGGCTTCTTCCCATCGGGTCTTGAACAGCGCCAGCCCGATGTTCGTGCGCTGTTGCGGGTCCTCGATGGCCGCCATTGCGACCATGATGGCCTCGAACGCCCTTTTGGCTTCGTCCCCGCCCGCGGCGAAAGACTTGCCCATCGCGTCGGAGTCGAATCCCAAGGCCTTGAACGCCGCACGCGTGCTGACCGAGCCGTCGTTGGCGCTGATGGCGAACTCGCGCAATGAGTCTGCGGCCAGATCGGTGTTGCGGATGTTCGCCTCGTACATCTGGTTGATCAGGCCCAGTGCCTCGCCGCCGGTTAGTCCGAGGTTTTTGAAGTTGATGGCGTACTCGTTGAGTGTGTCCATCATGTCGCCGGTGAGATTGAGGCCCTTTTGCTGCGCGCCGAGGATCAGGTCGAAGGCATCGACATAGCTCTTGACCATGCCGCCGGAGACGAGACCGCGCGCTCCGAGTGCAAGCGAGCGGGCATCTTCGCCGGTGAACGCTTGGACTGTCTGCATGCGTTCGACGAACTTCTGCGCGTCCTGCTCACTGGTGTTCGCGTTGATCAGTCGTGCCTGAAATCCCACGTCGAGCGTCGACAGATTCTCTTGCGCGGACTGTCCAAAACCCTTGGCCCATGCGCTACCTGCGGCGCTACTGAACCGGCCCATGGTGTCCTTGTCCACACCCATGCGAGTGCGGAACACATCCTCGACACGCAACTGGGCCATGCCGTCGGCGATGCCGCTGGCGATCCGGCTTCCGACAAGGACGCCGACTGCGGTCAAGCCCAACAGTGCCATTCCGATGGGACCGCCTGCGGTGCCGAGTCGGGCGATTGAGGCCGCGCTGCTCACGCCATGGGTGAATCCGCCCGAGAATCCGTCGGCCATGTCGCGGCCGAGCTGGGCGGCCTGGCCAGCCTGGGCGCGCATCCCGCCGATGAAGTTGGTGTTGTTGCGGCGGCCAGCTTCGTCTGCGGCTTCCTGGTATTCGCGATAGGCCTGCGTTGCATCACGGACGGCGCGTGATTCGGCACGGCGGGCGGTCTCTACTCTTTCGGCCTGGCGCACGATCCGGGCACCATCGGCATCGCTGTCGCGTAGGCGCTGCAGCTGCGCTTCTTCGGACTTGAGTCGACCAACGGCATCCGATGCCTTGTCGTAGGCATCAGAAGCCCTGTCGCCCATGCGCTTAAGCGACTTCTCGACTTCCTTGGAGCTGCCCGCCAGCGCGTTGGCGAACTCGCGACCGGCGTCTTTGCCCGCGTTGCCGAACGTGCGTGTGGCGTCGTCGGCAACCCGCTTCCACGACCGATGATCAGCGGCGGCCCCGATGGGTATCTGCACGGACATGGTTCACCTCCTGATCATTGGTCGCCAAACGCGTCTTCTAGCAGCTCTTCTCGCGCTGACTCGATGAATTCGTTTTCAGCGGAGTCAAGTTCGTGCTGTCTGCGAGATGCCAGCGGCGATGAGTACTTGGTGTACATGTATTCGTGCGGGGTGCCCGCGTACTGGCTGGCCCGGTATGCCGCAAGTTCGTTGTGTGTCTCGGCGATGATCTTCTGCATGACCGTCCAGTCGCCGTCGCGCCCAAACGGCGGCGGTGCATGGGTTTTGAACTCTGAGTGTTCGGGTAGCTGGTGGATCAGCGACAGTAGTTGGCGGCTGGAGAGCACCAGGGCGCCGCGCTCATCGCGGGTGCCCTGGTGCCAATCGGCGATGCGTACACCGCGAAAACGAAGATCGGCCTCGATCGCGTTGGGCCAGCGGCACCACAGCGCTACTGCCTCAATTACTTTTGGAGTCGATCTTTGTCCGCTCCTCCAGCTGGCGTTGCATCAGCTTCCAGTGCGTGTCGATCTGGCCGGGAACACCGCCCGCGGCGAGGAACTTGTCGTAGATGTCCCTGCTGCCCATGAGTGCGATGCACAGGTGCTCGTCGGGGTCGTAGTCCTGGCCATTCTTGAGATACGGGTAGATGGTTCGCTCTACCTTCTTTCCCTCGACGAGCGGATGGTCGACCAGCTCGGTGTCAAGAGCATTCATCTCCCGCTGGTAGTCGCGGTACCGCTTGCGCTGCTCGGTATCGAGAAACGCGGGGTTGGGCAGCTCCCAAACTTCGCCGTTGCCGAGATCAAAGGGCACACCTGCCATGAATCCGAGGTAGTCGGCGGCCTGCTCGCGTGCCTTTCTGGGGTCGACGGGGTGTAGAACGTCGGTGGTGTCTTCGGTGCTCATGGTTGTTCCTTTCGGGCTGGTGGGCTTGGGGTTTCGGGCTGGAATGGGGGGGGGCTCACCTGGCGGGCGCAGCCCGACGCCCGCCAGGTGAGGGTTCATCAGGCGATGGTCGCGGCGGCGGACTTCGGGGTGTAGACCGAAGCGCCGTTGGTGCCGGTCACCTTCACGCGGAACTTGGTCGCACCGGCCGCCACGCCCTTGATCTTGACCGTGGTGTTGCCACCGGACGAGACCGCGGGCCCATCGAGCTCTGCGGGCAGCCAGGTGGTCCCGTCATCGATGGTGCTTTCGACGGCGAAGGTGAACGGATCACCGGCGCCCGTGGGGTCGGCGAACACGATCGAGGCCTTGCCGGCGGCACCGGGGGTGACCGTCGGCGGGGTGTTCGACACCTTGGGGGCGCCCTGAATCGTGGTCCAGCCCTTGCCGCCGACCCATTCGCCATCTAGGCCGGGAATCAGGATGCCTGCGTTGCGCGGATCGGGGATCAGGAAGAACGGGTCAGGTTCGAGCGAAAACTCCAGCTCGGCGGCGTCGGCGTCTTCCTTGTCCATCTTGGCCGCGCCGATCTTGGTCAGCTTGCACAGCGGGATGGGCTCGACGGTGTACAGCTTGCCGCCAGCGCGAGACCGTGCGCGCACCAAAAGCAGCTGCCGGGGAACGAAATCGGCTTCCAGCGGGGTGCCGACGAAAAAGTCCTTCTGACCGGCGTCCTCGACCAGCAGGTTGCCGTCCTCGTCCTGTAGCGGCAGGTTGTTGCGCACTCGCTTGACCAACGGCTTGAGCGATTCAATCGGGGTGAACTTCACCGTCTTGCCGATCTTGGTGATGTCGTTCTCGATCGGGAAGTTCGACTGCAAGATCTCCAGCGGACTGACATCGACGTTCGGTTCGCGCTCGGGGCCACCGGTCTTGGTGTTGGCACCCATGAACAGCCAGCCCTGGTTGGGCTCGGGGTTGGTGCGCCATTCGCCGCCGATCTTGCGCTGCGCGAACAGATCCGGGCGTAGCTTGCCGTCCTCGGTGAGCGGGTTGAACACGTGCGGGCTGATATCGGTCGCGGCGCCGCGGTAGTCGCGGATCAGCACGGCCACCAGGGGGCCACGAATGGCGAACCGGTTATCAACGTCGTTGAATCCGCCGTCGCTCCAGTCAACGCCGGGTGTGGGTTGCGTCATGTGACGCTCCTTTCATGGGTGAGGAACCGGAAAGGGGAACAGATTCCGGCGATTTGGTGCGGCACAGCGCCGCGACGCGATCGAGGGACCGCGACGTTTAGATGAAGGACAAGCCGAGTTCGCAGATCGCCTTGAGGCGAAAGGCGTTGTCGGCCTTGTATTCGCGCAGCGTGGAGAGCTGCTGAAAGTCGATGTAGTCGACGTTGGCGAGCGTGCCGTCAGGCATGGGCACATCCACGATGTCTTTGCCGAGCAGCATGATCCGCCGATCGGTCTTGATGCCCTCACGCTGGGCCTCGGTGATCGTCTTGCCGAAGGTGTGGATCGACAGGACAGCGGTGCAGTAGAACAGGTTCGCGTCGTAGGTGCCGTCAATCATGTTGACTTGGCGGAACGGCAGCGGATCGTCGGGCTTGCGTTCGATGTCGCAGGGACCCAGCGGTGCGAGGTGGGCGAGCATCATCACGATCGCGTTGGGGGGCATCTGCTCATGCAGCGCGGCAGTCATCAGTCGGGCCTGTTGATGACATCGGCGGCGGTGCCGCCGAACGCGATGGCGGTGCGGGCCGCGACGGCGAACTCCGGTGTCGGGCTGGTGCCCCCGGTGCCGTCCTCGATCCAGTGGGCTTTGAAGTTGTCGTTGATGACCTTGGTGTCATCGTCACGGCCCCTGCTCTGCTGCACTTTCCACGCCGCGCCGTAGTCGCCGTGATCGACCGGCGAGATGGACTTGGCGTGTGCGGCCATCTCCTTGCCGACGCGCGCCTTCTCGGCTTTGGCTTGCGCCGAGGTGTGGATCGCCTTGTCGATCTCGGACTGCGGCACACCCAACGCGACCAGCGGGTTGGGTCTGCGATCTGCGGCCATCAGCCGACCCTGCGCTGGCAGATACAGAACACATGATCTTCGCGGCCGTCGAGGTCGAATTCGAGCACCGCGTCGCCGACCATGCTGTGATCGCGGTCCAGGTGGCGAATCCGGTGCGCCGATTGGATGTCGGCGACCGGGACCGGCGCGGCGGCACCGGTGCCGTCAACGGCGGGGATATGGCCATCGATGACCGGCAGGAACGCCCACGATTGCTCAGTGGTTGTGGTGGTGATTGCCTGGTTGTCCTCGGCCGTCGACTGTACCTCGAACAGGCAGTTATCGACCCACACAACGCGTTCGGTGACTTGCGGCTTGCGGTACTCGTCCAGGATCGGGTCGCCCTGCCCGTCGAGCACCGGCACATCCCACACGATCGCGAGCCGCTGCCCGCCCAGGGTGTCCATCAGTAGTCACCCCTGGGGAAGTGGCCGCGCGCCTTGGCCTGTAGCGCCAGGCCGAGCATGCGGTAGTGGCGGCGTGCGATGAACTTCTCGACGGCTTCGCGATCGATCGCAGCCTGTTTGGTGCGATGGCCCACTGTCTTGGTGAACGATGAGACCGGGCCGAACTCGCCATACATCAGCGCGTCCCGGGTGACCTCGAATGTGACCACCTTGGCCGCCGGATCATCGTTGGCAATGGCCGGTTTCTTGTCGCGTATCCAATCGGAGACGACCGTCAGTAGAGGCGCCGCCACCAGTTTCTCAGCTGCCGACAGCGGCCGGAACATGGCGGCGAACGCCTCTACGTCAAGGAAGTCGGTCACGAAACTAGTCCGTGGCCTCGATCAGCGCCCACAGGTCGTCCTTCTCCTGTGCCTCCAGCTCGTCACGGTCATACGTGCCGTTGGCCATCAGCCAGTCGACCAGGACGGCCTTGGTCGCGGCCTTGAGCGGCTTCTTACGAGGCGCATCACCCTCGGTACCGGTGGCCTGGCTCGGGTTCCCGGAATCGCCTGCGGTGGAGCCGGGATCGCCATCCCCACCGTCGCCGCTGTCGGTGTCGCCGTCATCGGTGGCATCCGCCTCGACCACATCACTGTCGTCATCGGTCGATTCGGCCGGCAGCTCAACACCGAGTGCACCGACGGCGAGGCCGCGCTGGACCTCTTCGTCGGTGAGCGTGACGAGCTCGCCGAAAAACGCGCGCCGCCGAGTGCCTGCGGGCGTGAGGTATTCCCATGTCGCCGCAGTCACCCGATGTTCTGTGACCTCGGGCATTACGGGGCGCCCTTCAATCCGGTCACCTTCTTGACCGCGTACGGGTCAGTGACGCCCATGATCGGCAGCACCGAAGACTGGACCCAGTTCTGCTTGGTCTTGGGCTCGCGCCAGGTCTCGGTCGAGAGCATCTGCTCGTAGTCCAGGAACCCGACACCGCCGCGCACACCCGCGTAGGCGCTGCCATTGGCGACGCGGTTGGACCGGAACATCGAGATATCGGCGTCGGCCAGGATCTGCGGCAAGTCCGGTCCGTAGGCGATGCGCAGGTCCGCGTACTGCACGGGGTTGACGACCCACACGTTGTAGACGTAGCCCAATTCCTCGACATCGGCGGCCAGCTGCGCGGCGATGATGTCGGCGAATGGCCGGGCGTTGTTCGGGGTCGGGTTGTTGCCGGTCAGGGTGACGTTGCCCCAGTCGTGTCCGGGGATGACACCCGCGCCGCCGAGACTGGCGATAACGGCCTCCAGCACGGCCACGGTGCGCTGATTGATCTTGCGCACCAGCGTGTTCGCCAGCTGTGTGGTCAGGCGGTCCATCTGGGCGCGGTCGTTGCGCCGGATCGCCTCATCGGACATCCAGAACTTGCCACCCCAGTCCTCGGACTTGGCGACCTCGGGCTGGGTGCGCTCACCCTGCACGATCGTGTACTCATCGGACGGGCCGCGCTGTTCCACATCGTTCTTGGTGTACAGCTCGTTGATGCGGATCACGTCGTAGATGATCGCCCCGGCGGTGGTGCTCGCCCCCGAGGACGAAAACAGTTCCGGGGTAATGAACTTCTGCAGCGTCAGGTCGGAGAGCCGCTTGGTGATCCGGCCGGGCTGCTTATATGCCAGGTCGACCGAGATCTTGTTGTCATTGATGACCGGCGCACCCAGCGGGTACGCGACGGGAGATGTTGTCATGGTGGGTAGCCCTTTCCTAGTAGAGGCTGATCTCGGCGTCGGCGCCATCGGTGGCCGCGGACAGTGCGTAGCCAACGGCGACGCCGCTGGCGAACTTCTTGGCCTTGCCGGCCGTGCCGACCTCGACCTCATCGAATGCGGCGAGCGCGCCGTCGGCGGTCACGTAGGTGACACGCGAATTGCCCCGCGCCACACCAACAATGTCGCCGCTGGCCGCGTCGTACTTGGAGACGCCGCATACCCGGCCCGCCGCATCAGCGGGGGCCACGGCGATGTTGCCGGTGGCGGTGCGGTTGCCGCTGATCTTGAGGAACCGCTTACCGGTGATGGCAGCTGTTGCGCGGCCGGTGATGTCGCGGCCGGGCTCGTAGACGCCCACGTTCTCGTTGGTCATGATCTATTCCTTCCCTTCCGAACTCGGCGCGGTGGGCGCGGAGTCAAACCAGCTCAGGTCATTGGGCACCGGACCGTCTGCGGGCTGCGTGGAATGCCCTGTCTCGGCGAGAGGGACCACCCCGGGTGCCAGCGCGGCCAGCACGGCGGTGTGTCCCTCGCGGTCGGCGGCGAGCGCCTGCAAGTGGTGCTCGCGACGCGCCGGGGCGACCTTGCCGTCAGCGATGGCCTGATCGACCACACGCTCGTCACCCTCGCGCAACTGCTGTGCGCGCGCCTCGGCGCCCGCCTGCGCGGCCGCGACAGTGGCCTCGTACTGGGCCCGCTCAACGACCGTCATACCGGCCTTGGCGAGCGCCGCCGTGGCCTGCTCCAAAGTCGGTGCAGCGGGCGGGGTTTCGTCACTTTCCTGGCCGTCGTCGGCACGCTCTTCGAGCGCTTCGGCGGCAGCAGACAAAATGGTCTCGTCGTCGGCGTCGGCATCGATACCGAGCAGCTTGGCGAGGCCCTCATTCAGGGTTGCCACAATGGGCTCCTTTCCTCTGTTGACCTCGCCCTTCTCGGGCCGAGGGGTCTTGTTGTGCACCAGCGGAATTCGTGGCGCAGGCGCGGACTGGCGTCCGGCATAGCGGAACGCCGACAGATCGAACACCGATGCACGCGCGGCGGCCGACTTCGCGGCAGGCTCGGGCAACTCGACGACACGATCGGCCAAACCGGCCTCGACCGCTTCGTCGGCGAGCAGCCAGGTTTCCTCAGCCATCACGTCGAGCCAGTCCTCGACCGTGCCGCCAGCACGGTCGGCGTAGATCTGCGCAATGTTGCTGTTGTGCTGGGCCAGTCGCGCCGCGCTCTTCTCCATGTCGCGGGCATCTCCGACGCACACCGCCCAGGCGTTATGCACCATCATCTGGCTGTTGCGGTTCATCACGATCTCATCGCCGGCCATCGCGATCACCGAGGCGATCGAGGCCGCGAGGCTGTCGACCACGACGGTCACCGTGGCGGGGTGATCACGTAGCGCGTTGAGAATGGCGATGCCGTCGAACACCGAGCCGCCGGGGCTGTTGATGCGCACCGTGATGGCATCGTTGTCGATCGCGCTCAGGTCGCGGGCGAACTGTTCGGCGGAAATGCCGTACCACGAATCGATTTCGTCGTAGATCAGCAGCTCGGCCGGGCCGTCATCCGTCTTGGCAGCATTGCGGATGCTGTACCACGGGGGGCGTTGGCCCGCCGTGAGATTCTTGGTCACCACAGCGTCGGGTCTCCGTTCCTCGTGGCCGTGCTGGCGCCGCCGGGGCGCGCTCGGGTATGGGTGCGCACACGCACCGGCCCTCCGCTGTTGCGGGGCGCGGCGGCGGATTCGTCGTCGGGCTCCGGTTCGGCCTCGGGTGCGTTGGGGTGGGGCCCAGGTAGTCCAGTGGCCGAGCGGATGAAGGCCTCAAGACGGGCGTCGGGTGTCAACAGTCCTGCGTTGACCAGCATTTGCAGCGCCGCGGCGGTAGCGTCCTGGCGCGAACCGATTTCATCGAACACCAGCAGCGGGGCCGGTTCGTCCTCGCCGAAATTGAGGTCGACCAGATCCTCGACGATATGGGCTTGTGCGGTATCGCGCACGTCCTCGGCTTCCGTCTGGACGGACTGTACGAACGTGTCGGCCTGCACGCTAGCCAGGGCATGGGAGCCGCCCTTGCTGTCCAGATTCAGGAAGTGTGCCAACGCAACCAGCGCCATTTGGTGGTCGTGGTATTCGATCGCACGGCGCGGGTCTATTGGGGTTCCCGATGGTGAGGCGATCGCGAAGTCCTCGCCCTCGGTGATGGCAAGGCCAGCCGTTTCACCGCCTCGGAACGCCGACGCGATGGCCAGCAGCTCGTCCATCCGGTCCGGGTCCTCGGAGTCGGTCGCGTTGCCCTTCATGACCGGGACGCCGATGCCGTGGCGGCGGGCTGCGGCAGCCTCGATGCGCATCAGCTCGTCTTTGAGCTTCCAGTGCTTATAGGCGGGCCGTAGCAGGCTGTTGCCGATCCACACCCCCGGGTCGGGCTCGTGCGCGTACACGACCAGCCGGTTGATGGGAATGATCGAATCCAGTGGCCCGCCAGCGGGTATCGCCACTCCGCTCGATGTCATGGTGAACCCGCTGGAGGGGTGTTGCTCGATCGAGACCAGACCGCCGTCGCGGTCGACGTTCCACTTGGCGATGGTCACCTGGGGGCGCGGGGCGAGCTTGCGCAGCACGGCGCGTACGTTGGCGCCCTCGCCTTCGAGACGGTAGACCTGCTCAAATACCGAGTGCCCGTACCGCAATGCCATAAGGGCCTGCTGCAGGTGTTTGTCCCAGGAGAACCGGCCACGGGTGCGCGCCGGGGGTTCGTCCTCGTCGGCGGCACCCTCGATGGGCAGACCCAGATTGCGGGCGATGAACTCGGTGACCTCATCGCTGGCGCCGTTCTGCCGGATACGCCACGCGGTGCGGCGAATGGGCAGCCCAATTGCCCGCAGCACCGACGAGATTCGGGCGTCCTCGCGGACCATGCGCGTGTAGGTCCACACCGACAGTGGCCAGATCAGGTCGGTGGTCTGCTCGAACTGGTCGATAGGTCCACCCCAGCCGGTTGCGCCGGCCGAGCTGAGCACGTACCCCTGTTCGGTACGCGGGGCGGCGGTCTTCTTCGGTGCCTGCTGATCGGCCATGCTCGCCCCCTTTCTCAGAATGCGGCGCTCATCGCGTCGAAATCGGCGCTATGCCGGTGTGATTGGTGCTCTCGTGCGGCCCCGGTGCGGGGGCTGACGGTCTTGGTGGGTGCCTTGACGCCGAACTTCAGTAGTGCCCAGTGCGCCATCGAGACGCACACCAGCGGTGTTCCAGCGCCCGTGTAGTCCTCTGCCCAGATGAAGTCGCCTTGTGGCAGCTCTTGCATGGTCGCGCTGACCACCGAGTCATTCAGGACTGGCTGATCACTGTGGGAGAGCTTGCCCGCCAACGCATCATCGAGCAGTCCACCGCAGGCGAGGGCAATTTCGGGGGTGCCGATCATGTTGGGCTCGATGCCAGCGGCTGTCAGTAGCGGTTCCAGGACGTTGGCGGTGTTCTTCCGGTCGATCACCAAGGCGATGGGGTTCCACTCGGTCACCTTGGCGATCAGGTACTTGGCGATCTCGGTGTGCGAGCCGTTGCGCAGCGGACCTACCTCAATGTGGCTGCGGCCGTCAGTGGCCCACTGCGCGGCGGTGATCGACCATGCGTCACGGTTGCGTGCGCGGCGCACCGCGATCACGCGCGAGCCGATGAGCTTGGCGTCGGGATTGGCCATATCGCCCCATATCGCCTCGGGAATCGGCGAGCTGATCTCTTCCTCGTCGGGCGGGTAGTCACCCCAGCCGAGATAGTCAGCGTCGAAAATCGCGCGCTGCTCCAGGGTTTTGGCCTTCTGCAGCTTGGAGCGGATCTCGCGCTCGTTGGTCGCCACGCCGTAGGACGGCTGGGCCGCTTCCCAGGTGTCCGGTTCGTTGCGCGGCATGTCTCGGGGTGCGGCGTACAGCGCGTAGTACAGGTCCGGGGCCTGCTGGTGCCCGAGGCGGTGCATGCCGGTCAACGTGTGGCACTTCGGGTGAATGCTGGCTACCGGTGAGGTCGAGATGTACACCGTCTGCGGATTTTTGGCCGCCGACTGGGCACCAGTGAGGTTCTGTTCTTCGCCGGGGTCGATGTCATAGGCCTCATCGACGATCAACAGGTCGATCTCGGTGTATCCGCGGCCGAAGTCTTGCGAGCGGGGACCGAACTCGGCCTCGCACACGATCTGGCCGGTGTTCGGATCGCGCAGCTTGATCACGCCACGGTTCCCGGCCTTGGAGGGCTTCTCGGCCAGCCTCTCGCGTAGCCACGGCACGCGATCGATCACGGCCCACACGCGCTTGAACACGTCGTAGGCGGTCGACCAGCGCTGGGCGGTGTAGATGATGCGCGCCGAGCGCAGCACGTACATGTGGAACAAGATCAGCAGAACGATTAGCAGCGTCTTGCCTTGCTGGCGTGTGCATTCGATACACACGTCGCGGTGAGTCCAGAGCCGGATAGGTGGCCGTCCCTCGCGGGCGGCGTCCTCGATCTCTTCGGCGGTAGCGTCCTGGACCGACAAGATGCCCTGTAGCGAGCGCCATTGCCACGGCATGGTGCGCAGCCCGATGTCGAACCCGAACCGGCCACACCGGTCGGCTTGCGCCGACTCGTCGCCGGGGTGCCGCGACTCGAATTCCGGTGTCTGGCGGCCCTTGAGGCGTGGCCAGGACCCGACCCAAGCCGGAAGACCCGCCTTAGTACTTTTCGAGCGGGCTTGCGCCATTGGGCTTGCTCGGTGCCTTGCCGCGCCGGGAGTGAACCGCCGCGATGAGCTTGCGCAGCTGCTCGGACTGGGCGCGCTGCTGTACCAGCACGTTGTTCACGACGACCTCCGTCGTCTCGGTGCCGATCTTGACCTGTAGCCAGGCCTCCCGGTCGCCGTTGAGTAGTGCGTTCATGCGGGCGAGGTAGTCGGCGGCGTGCCCGGCCTGCTCGATGAGAATGCGCAGCGAGAAGGGGTCGCCCGGTTCGGACAGATCGTCGATGAGCTTCTGACCGGGGGTCTTGCTGGCTGTTTGCTTCCGGGCGGCACGCTTAACTGGGGTGTTAGCTGGCTTTGCTGCCTGGTTTGCCGGTTTGCGGGTGGGCATTGCTATCCGTGATCCGAAAAAAAATCCTGACGGGAGCCTCCGGGGGTCAGGAAGGCCCCCCACCTGGATAATTTCAGGGGGAGGGGCTTTGACCTGCGGTTATGACACTTTCGGGCGTGTGCATCGGTGCTGGTCAGGGGCTTTTCGGCCCATCGGCTGGCGATCACCACGACATCACACCTCCGTCGTGTTTGCTGGCAGGTTCGGGATGTTTGCTGTGTGACTGGTCGGCGTACCACCGCTTTGCTGCCTGCGCCATGCGCCACGGTCGCTCGGCTTTGCATCGAGCCATGACCACGCTCTGACCAGGATCGATCGTGATGACCTGCGCGCCAGCGGATCGGTAGCGCGCGAGCAGGCCCTCGCCGGGCATGGAGTGGATCAGGTACACATCGCACTGGCCCGCGAACGTCAGCGCCGTATCGATCGCGGCCAGCCGAGCGGCCTTGGTGACCGAGCGGACGTGCTGCGGCGGGTCGTGCGGGTCTCCACCCGCGGGCGTGAGTACCGAGGCGATGGCGTCGTAGTCGATGGTGATGTCGCCATGCTTGGCGTGCTGTCGTACCCATGTGGACTTGCCGGCCGCAGGCGGGCCGGTCACCAGGTAGAGCGTCACCAGTCCATCGCCAGGTTGTCGGCAGTGATGACGGGCGCGGCGGTGATGCCCAGTGTCGCAAGGGCTGTCGACCACTCGGATGGCTGAACGCCGAGCACCACGGGCCGGTGGGCGTCATGCCTGCCGTCCTGGCGCTGACTGTTGCAGATGCCGTGCAGTAGGCGATCGGCGCGCTGTCCGCCGAATGCCCGAGCCTGACTATGGTCTGCGGCCAGCTGCTTGCGGTCCCAGTTGCGCTCCAGCAAGGGCGCTTTGAACATCGGTAGGCCACACCACCAGCACAGTGTGCCGTCGACGTGACGGCGCAACAGGCTCTCGGCTTGCTGTTGGTGTTTCCAGCCCAGACCGCGATCGGTGGTGCTGGCCTTACGGCCGGGCCTCGGCATGTGCGGTGTCCGGCTTGGCCTCGGCGCGCGCTGGCGGTGCCTTAGGTGCGGGTGCGACCTTGACGGGTGCGACGGATGGCTCGCTGCCGTCCTGCTCCACATCCAGCGTCCAGCCGTTGGCGCGGGTAGTGATGGTCATCGTGGTGTTCCCAATGGGCTGGCCCAGCTCGGCCAGCGTGCCCGCCTGTGCGAGAGTGACCATCACGGCCAGACCCCAACCCTGCCCGCCGGAGTGGCGCTTAAGGTCGGGGATATCCGGCGGCGTGGAACGCCACTTACCTGGGTCGGTGTCCATCAGGACCTTGCCGTCGACAGTGATCTTGATATTGCTCATTGGGCTAGGAACTTTCGTAGTTGGCGGGCATCGATCGTCACGTCGTCGGTCTTGCCGACCGTCAGCACCAACAACGGCGTGGCGCGCTGGTGGTCGGTGCGGTCGTACAGCGTGACGATTCGGGTGCCGTCCGGCGCTTCTGCGGCGTCCTGGCGAAGCTGTGCCGCATCGGCTTTCGTGAGTACGTCGAATTCGCCATCGATGACCGACCCAAGGGCCTCGGCCCAGAGCTTTGCGGCCTGGCCGATCATTTCCTGCGCCTGATCGTCAGGCATACCGGTCGCCCGGAAGCCGGGAATCGGAATCACTCGTGCGGGACTGTTCGCGTCGCCGGGATGTTGAAGGGCTCCCGAAGCGAACGTGCGAGTGAGCAGATCCACCAAGAGCTGATTGGCCATCCGGGTCCCCTTTGGAGCTAAGAGATGGTTGCCGTCATTCGGCTACCCACACGATGGATCTGCGCCGACATAGCATCGACACCATGAAAGAGAAAGACCTTGAACAGGTGCGTCAAGCGGCGGTCGATGCCATCCAAATCTGCGGAAAGTTCGACACGAGAGCTAGCTTGGACGGGTTGGAGCCTGCAGCTCGGGATTTCCTGCAATGGCAAATACAGTTGGCGCAGACCCATGCATTGGTTGCGATCAGCGAAGAGCTGGCATTGGCACGCAAGGATCGCGAGATCGCCAGGAATTCGCAAAGGCCGTTTTAACTCGCCCCTGAAACGACGAAAACCCCAGCTTAACTGGGGTTTCATGCAGCCTTTGGCTTACAAATCAGACTGTGCGCGGTTCAGGTTGTGGCAGTAACAACAGCTTGGCGGGCGTTCCGAGCGACACGCAGAAACGCTAGACCCCGCAGGTCGCCTTGTTCTGGCCTTAGAGTCAGAACAGGCTGACTGAGGCTCCAGGTGGGCGGCACGTGCAGAAGCTTTGTTTCTGCTCGTGCCGTCCCTCTGGAAAGGAGGTCACCATGGGACGACGCAGTAAGACCGGCCGCACTTGGATCAAATACCTGGTAAGTGCTCTGATCCAACTTGCAGTGCGAATTCTGGTCGAACTCGCATCCCAGCTCTGGCCCTAGGGTCAGAGTCAAACCAGATGGTCGGTTCCCGTTTAGCGACGGGGACCGACCATCGCCCTTTTGCGGACTTCCGCACTTCTGCCTCAGTCCACGTAGTCGATGAGTGCTCACCAACTGCGTCGACTGTAGCGCAACATAATGCTGCGCTGTAGGACGTGTAGCGCATGTGCTGTAGCACGGGGCAACACATGCGTTGCATGGAACCAAAACGCCTGCTCAGGTGCCCAGTGCGAGTGCTGCGAGGCGGCGAAAGCTAAGAATCGAAGGCGTGTCACCTGCTACACAAAATGCGCGCGGTGCGCTACGGAAAACGCGGCGCCGGGTCAGGGGTCGTCTTACGGCGACGAGAAAGGCTGACGAGCGCCGAAAACCCCAGCTAGGCCGGGGTTTTCATGCAGTGGACATAGTTGTCCCACCGACATGTTGAGACTCATTTTGCCATATATGCAGGTCAGGCCTGCGATATCGGCTTTCGCGTGTCGCGACGCCACACGGTGTGCGCGGCCATGAGTGCTGAGGCCAGCGCTGGCGCGTCCTGCACGGGCAGCTTGTCGGGCACGTTGCGAATGGCCACCTGGTCGCCGTGCGGGCTGATGCGAACGGCGCCGTCAGACCATGGTTGTGCGGTGATGGGCACTCGGACGTATTGCCGGCCGGACTCGTAGGTCTCGACCTCGGGTAGTGCGATCACCACATGCCCCTTGGTCTTGAGGGCGTCGGTCAGTATCGAGGCGATGATGTCGGCGACCTGCGCCTGCGTGTAGAGAACGGTCTCGGTCTGACCTTGGGCGCCGATTGTCACACCTCGGGTTATCCCGAACAGGTTCGGGATGCTCTCGATGACCTCACGAATGGCCTTCCGGGCGTCCATTCGCCAGTTCTACGCCGAGAGTCCGACATGACGGCCAGATCGCGGTCAGGATATGGAGATCTGGCGAACACGTGCCGACCCACCGACCGAGACGTGGCGTCCCATGGTCGATGTTGCTCCGAGATCGCGGTACCGCGCGAGGGTCTTCATGCTGTGTCTACCAGCGGAGATGCAAGCCCGTGCTGAAGTGGCTAACTCAATAGCTGGGGTTTTCTCGACATGGCAACCATCTGTGTGTAATGATCTGCCCAGGGGCGCGTTCAGCGTCGGCTGAAAGGGGCGGTTGTATTCATGGTCATGAAGGAGCGTTGGACGATGCCAGCGGGTTTGCGGCGAGCCTCGGCGCTGGTGGCAATTGTCGCTTTGGCTGTCGGTGGAGCGAAGGTTGTCGACGACCGCACTGTCGCTGGTAGCGGCTTCTCGGCCGTCGCGACGGTAGCCGCCGATCCCTCTGGACCTCCAGGACCGACTGGCGGCGTGGACGGTGGGATGAACGGCTCTCAGTTCCAGCCACCGCAAATGCCCAGCTCAATGCCTGATTATCAGGGTGGGAACAATCAGCCGCCGATGGATCAGAACTCGGGAATCAGCATCTACAACAGCGGTAATCCTCAAGCGCCGCAACAGGTTCCGGGGCAGCAGGCCGGGCAGCAGCCCCAGCAGGCGCAGCAGCCCGCCCATGGCACGCAGATCCCGGACTATCAGACTGCGACCCCGTACACCCAGGGTCCCGGTAAGGCGAACCCGGATTACCAGGCACCGCAACAGAATGCGCCGCAGCAGGGCCAGCAGCCCCAACAGCAGCAGCCGCAACAGCAGCAGCCGAGCCAGGCGCCGACGCAGACTCAGCAGCCCGAGCAGCCGCAGAATAAGCAGGACCAGGACACGCAGCAGCTCAACGATCAGCAACGGCAGCAGCAGTGCCAACAGGCGATGGCCGAGAGCGTTGTCGAGGAGGTTCCCGCCATGATGGGAGGTGCTGGACGAAGCCCTATCTGGTTCATTGAGCCTGGCCGGGACCCGCAGCCCCCAACGCCAAGTGGAGGCGATTGCAGTTGCGCAACTCCCAAGGCGGGTAAGGGCCAGCCTTCGACTCACGAATGGCATTGGTGGGGAGAACGGACGTATTTCAACAACCAGGCGGACCTCAAGGAATTTCTGAGCGCGATGCAGGACGCACAGACGTTCGATAACACCTGCGCCGCTATCGGTGGCACCGGCGCGGCCGCCGCTGGAGGCGTCGCGTTGACAACCGGTCCCGGCGCGGCGGTGGCCGTGCCTGTCGGCATAGTGTTGGGCGTTGTCGGCGGACTGTGCGGCATTTCGTCGGCCGCCTACGATGGCCCGCTTGTCAATAAGATTGCGGATACGATCAGCCAGGGGAAGTGTCTGCGCTTCGATAATCGAATCCTCTTTTACACCACCGACGTCTTCAATTGCCCCGCATGAGTGACATGAAACAAAATCTACGAATTGCCCTGCTAGCGGGCGTCACTGTCACTGTTTCTGCGGTGTCTATTTATCTCGCCTCGAAAGGGCGTGGAGGTTCGTCCTTCATCGCCTGGCTGGTCCTGGCGCTATTGGGGTTAGCGCTACTGACCGCAGTGCTGCTTCCCGGGAGACGGCAGGCCGTGAAACTGACCCGAACGGCACTGTACGTCTCGGTCGGGATTGGCGTTGTTGTGTTCGCGATACTGGCTCTGGTGTTCAAACCGTCAGCTTCCGATGTTCCTGGCCTGTCCAAGGAAGCCCCGGCGAGCTCAAGCAGCAGCGAGGACTTCCTTAACATCCCAGGCCAATATCCGGCACCGGTATTCAATGGTCAAAAAGGTGACCCGCCGCTGAAAGTTGGTGATTGTCTCAATCTTTCCGGGACGGAAGCGAAGAGTATTGCGGAGGCGGTTCCATGCGAAAAGGCCGCATACAGGGTAATTCAGCTGACCACCAAGCCAAAAGGATGCACGGCAGACGCGGATCAGAAATATTATCGAAGCGATAGCCTTGGTGAGTTAACGGCGTGCTTGGATTTTGCGTGGTCCGCCGGCCGCTGTCTGGATATGGCCGAATGGCACGCCGTTTCGGTGAGTTGTGGCGACAAGAACTCTCGATCACGAGAGAGGCCCATCAAGGTAATCTTGAATACCTCGACCCTTCAAGGGTGTCCAGGCGGCGGCTACACCCATCCAATCCGGCGCTTCACGGTGTGCACGGAGACGCAGAAGTAGCCTGTCATGTGTGGCTGATGGCGTAGCTCCACGTCGGTGGACCGCTGACGAGCTGGCTGTGGCGCTGGATCGGTCAATATCGTGCGCCGAGGCCGGAGCGAGGTTGGGCCGCACCCGGCTACAGGTGGAGAAGGCTCGAAAGCGGTACCGGGGCCGCGATATTGAGCAGCTGCTCGCCCAGAAACGTGGTCGCCTAGCCGAGCTAGAGCGGGTGGCCGAGACCGACATCGCCTGCTACGGCTCATGGACACCTCAGGAGATCGCGATCGCGCTAGACCGGTCGATTCCCCGCGCCGAAGCGGCCCGCCGGTTGGGACGTTCCTTCAGGGCGATCAAGCACATTCGAGACCTGCAGCGCCAAAAAGCCTCGGGTTTGATCCCGGCGCGCGAGTCGCGAGCGGAGCCGATACGGCAGCGCCTCTGGACTGAGGATGAGATCGCTGTTCTGGCCGATGAGTCCCGCACGCCCACGGAGATTGCCGCCGAGTTGGGGCGTTCGATCAACTCGGTGACTGTGGCTCGTGCGCGCTGGTTGGGGCGCCTGCAGGGCAAGGTTCCCGAGCATCTGCACGGCACCTACACCGGCGCGAGTCGATACGGATGCCTATGCCCGCGGTGCCGGGACGCGGCCGAAGCAGAGCGGGAGCGACGCCAAGAGGCCACCCGGCACACGGCGGTCAACTACAAGCAACCCTGGACCGACCGCGACATCGAGATCGCGTTGGATCGCAACCTTACCGTCATTGAGGCCGCCCAGCGTTTGGGGCGAACTCACAGCGCGGTGCGTGCGCTGCGATACAAGTACCGAGACTCCTGATTGCCGTTGGGCACGAGGTCGGCGACGTACGCGTTGGGGAACTTTGTCGCGTGGTGGGCGTGCCATGTGCACGTTCTACAGCTGGCGTACGACATCGGCGCGGGATGTGGCGCTCGGCACTTGAAGCGTTCAACTTGGCGCGTGTGCCCGTCGTTGTAGTACGTCCACGACAGCGACCATCAGCCTGAATGTGGATAGGGCGGGAAACAGAACGCGGTCGAGCCCGCTTGTGAGTCGCACGTTCATCACGCCCGGATCGACCGTCGCATAATGCTCCTGCTCGGACATCCCCAGAACCGCCCACGGCCGTCCGTGCGCGAAGCCTGAGCACACCTGCCATGGCAATAGGGGCGAAACATTCGGCAACTGCTCTTCCGTGTACTTCACCACAGTGCTGCTACGGAATCCCGCATCGACCTTCTGGTTTGAGATGTTTCGAGGACTCGCTACCGCGTGCAGCTTCGCAAGCTTGCCTTGATATGAGGATTCGTCTGATAGACCGCATGGCTCAAGGGCGATGTTTTGTTCGCGAAAGTTCTTGGCATGCCATCGCAGAGCATGCTCGATCCGTTCGTTGCGCTGAGGCGGGTTCAGAATCCAGAATGCCGCCGCGAGGTTTTCCAATGACCCCCGCAATAGGCTGTATACCGCCGATGTATGCAGCACCTGCAGGTCCAGGACAAGGGATTTGGCGGCATGCAAGTGGTCGACGCCGCTCACTAGGCCCATGCGAGCGGCGTGGGATACCTGGTATGGGTTGCTGGCTTTGTCATCGCCGAACAAAGGCGAGCCAGGTGCAACCGGGAAGTCATCTGGGTTGCCAACTCGTTCCATCATCTTCTCGATGCCCGGTGCCATTTCGAACCACTTGGCTACCACCTCCTCGCGGGTGGGTTCGTCAGCGCTCACGAAATGCCATCTCGGATAGTGATCACGATCGCGCAGCATATGCGGGCGAGCACGCCATGCTGGGCGCTTTCGGACGTAGAGATTTCGCCTTGGCAGAGATTCACTATGGGCGCCGTTTGGATTCGCGTTGCAGCTTCTCCCGATCGAGGTTAGGTGCAGTACCCGTCTGTGCGAACCTGGCGCCTTCTTCTGCCATGTACGTCAGGTCGATCCCGTTGAAGACGAACGGAGCAGAGAAGGGCACTTGCTCTCCTGCTTCAAGGTATGCCCGGCTTTGCGGCACCCAGCCCCCGGCCGCTCCGATGCACGTGACGTGACAATAGGGGCTGACGGTGCTGTCCATTTCGGCCACACGACGGTTGATAGTGGCGAGCAGGCGCATGTGGTCTTCGGTGCAGTGATCAGGACGCGCCACGTGAGCGCGCAACGTTTCGATGTGGCCGCCCGCCTGTACGGCTGCAGCGCCTGAGCCGTTCCTGAAGTAGTCGGCTGTGCCTATCCGCTCCATCTCGTATACAAATTTCCGCTTCAGCGTCCAGTCCGGTCCGAGGTTTGCGAAACCGCCCAAGTAGCGCCACTCGCCATTCTTGCCACCAATTGCGAAGACGGTAATTATCAGCGGCTGCTGGAAGTCGCGCGCGATCTTGCGGTTGAGTTGGGACAGCAAGTGCTGCATTAGCTCGTCGAAGGGTTGGTTGCGGCCGCGCAAGACCTCGCGTAGCCATCGGCCCGTTGGCATTTGGCCCCACAGCTGGGCCAAGCCCGTGTAGCTGATCAGCACTTTCAACGCTTCATCATCGAAGCCGATCTGAAGACGAAGAAACTTGACGGCAGCGGGGTCGATGATTGCACCGTTCTGACTGTCCGTGACCCTGTAATCCACCGACATGCAGATCGCATCCGGCGCGCTGATCCCCAGAATTAGCGTCACGCACTTGAGGCTATGCCTCCAGGTGTCGAGCTGCCGTCACATTCACGTTGAATGCTGCAACCTTTCACCCGCGCCCTTCGTGTTCCTGGGCCGCTCTGTTCGCACCGCGCGCACATCGCCGATGCGAACCATCTGGTGCCCCTCGGCGTCCCGGCCGCGCACCGGCACCCACCCGCGTCTAATCCAGCGCTCGATGGTCGACTGTGGCACGTGCTCGTCGAGGCGGGGGAGTACCACGTCGACCAGCTCGCGCACGGTCGCGTTGCGGTCGTCGAGCTCGCCGAGGTTGCGCGCCAGCACGTCGGCCACCGAATGCGCGGTGTCACACTGCGGGCACACGATTGAGCCGCTGTGACTCGGCGCCATGAGTGCGTACCCGCACCGGGTTGAGTTGTCGCCCTTGCGGCCCCGCTCGGCAAGCACCTCGTCGGGTGCCGGGTCGGTGATGCACGGCCCGATGATCATGGGCTCGGGCGGGCGGTTCACAACCCGGGTGATCGACCGGTACACCTGCTCGATCTCGTCGCAGATCTCGGCGCCGTTCTCCTGCAGCGCGATATTGGCCGCGTGCCGGTGCAGCCACTTGGCCATGCGCGCTGTCGTGGCGACTGGGTGCGTCTCGTCGCCGCGCCTTCCGGCGTAGATGACGCGCCAGTTTTCCGCGGAAAACTGGTCGAGTGCGCGCGTCTCCGGGGCGCCGTCGCAGTCGTCGCACAGCGGTCCGGCCGCCGAGGTGGGCAGCGTGACAAAGCACCGTCGACACGAGCCCGCCCGGGCCGGCGGTGCCGAATCGAGGCTGAACCGATCTGCCGGCCGCCGTGCATCCGAGTCGACGACTGTCGGCAGCGGCCTTGGCCGGGTGCGGAACTCGGGCACCTCCAGCCCGCGCGTCTCGCACATGTCGCGGATGGTCGTCGACAGTGCGTTGTGGATTCGGTCGAGCTCGTCGCTGGCGCGTCCGTTGACCCGGCCGAGTGCCAGGGCATGCCACAGTGCCGCCTGGTGCCTGTCCCGGTGGTCCCTCGGGGTTGGGGTGGTGTCCTTGTCGCGGGGGAACGGCTCGACGTGGCTCACGAGCGTGTCGTCGCCGTGCAGCACGTCGCGGCGCTCGCCCTTGCGTGCACCGTCGCCCAGGTTCGCCTGCCCGACAGCAGTCTCGGTGAGTCGATCGATCCACCACGGCAGGTCGGCCAGGCGCTTGCGCAGCTCCGCGATGCAGGCCTTGCACACGAACAGATCGGTTGCGCGTTCGCACCGCTTGCATTTGGTCAACGCTTGAATCCCCTTACCATCTTGGCGAATTGGACATCGATATCACGCTGTTCGATCTGCTTGAGTAGGTAGTGCTGCCAGGGCTGCAGCGGCTTGCCAACCTGTTCGCACATCTGCGTGATTCGATCGGCGTCGCCGTGCCTCATCGCGCAGCCCCGGCAGCGAACGTGGCGAATGCTTCGGTGCTGGAGTCGAATCGGCACCAGGTCTCGTAGCCATCGGTGAGCCGCTTCTCGATTCGCCACTCGCCATCGCGCTTGCCTATCCGCCAGGGCGCAGGTGGACGGTTCGGCCAGAACGGGGTATCGAGTTTCAGGTCGAGGGGATTGCGAAAGGCGAACACCGAATCGAGGGTGTAGGCCGACGGCGACGGCTTGCGCGGTTCGTCGTGCAGCTGGCCGTCGTAGGGGTATCCCTCGATCAGCGTGCCGTCGGTGAGCTGGATGGCCACGCGCCCGCCCTCTTCCAGCCCGGGGCAGGTAAACCACTCGGGGCCTGTTTTCTGGGTCATCGTGTCTCCGTTCGCATATCGATTCCTGGGGCTGTGGTCGTCGCTGGCGGGTTTTCGGGCCGTTCGGGACTATCCGGTAGCGGCGGGGGGATTTTCGAGCGCTGCGCGGGCTCTGGCGAGTCCGGCTCTGGCGGTGGCCGAGCGGTCGACGTGATCACAGACGGAGAGGCCGTTGTAGCCGTCCTGGTCGCACAGGCGGCACGCGGCGATGGCCTGGCGCTTGGCATCTCGCTCGCCCCGGTGTTGTGCGCGCTGCTCGGCGGCGGCGAGAGCCGCGTCGTCTGCGGCCCACTGGGAGTACTGCACCCGGTAGCGCTGGCAGGCGCGGCACGGGTCCTCGGTGCCGCCAGGATGCTTGGGGCAGAACTCGGGGGGCGGCGCGCAGCGCTCCCCAACTTGAGTACTTACCAACGTAAGTTCCCTTACCCCTACCCTTACCCTTTCCCTAGAGGGTTCGGGCAGGGTGCCGTCAGGGTTCACGGTTCCGGCAGGGTTCTCGCACCCTTCGGGCACGGTGCCGTCAGGGTTCTCGCACGGTTCCGTCACGGTGTCATCGGGGTCAGGGTCAGACGGGTCAATCTCATCGGCGACCTTGGTCGCCTCGGGCTTGCGCAGGCGACGTAGCTCGACCGCCAACTCATGGCGCAGCTTGGGCGAGGCCACCATGACGGCGCATTTCAAGGCGCTCTTGAGGTACTGCGGATACCGGGTGACCTCGGTGGTGCGCATGTAGGCACGCACGAACAGTTCGTCAGTGTCCTCGTCGTAGAACACGAACCGTTCACGCTCCAGCTCGTCGAGGTCGGCCTGTAGGTCTTCGACGGACATCTCGTTGCACCCCTTGGCCCACTTGGTGATTTGAAGCGGTTGCATCCCGGCGCGGTCGAGATCCTTTTGACTGAGCAGCTGCGCATAGGTGCATTGCGCGGTGCGTGTGAGCGCTCGGAAATGGCCGTCGCGCCAGATTGATTCCTTGAGCATTCCGGCCGAGTTAGCCACGGTGTTCCTTTCTCTGATTCGCGTGCACGTATTCAGACTGCGGCACGTTCTGCACCCCCCTCACACCCCAAAATCTCGGGGCCGAACATCGGGTCCATCTGTGCCTCAAGAGCCGCCGTGCGTGCCCGCTGGCGCGTCTGCGCGTGGTGCTCCAGGTCGTAGTGCAGGTGGCAGCCCTGGCACATGGCGCGCAGGTTCTCATCCCGGCAGTCCTCGGGGGTGTGGTTCAGGTGCGCCACGGTCAGCACGACGCGGCTGCCGGTGCCGTATGCGGGCTGTCCGTTGACGTTCGTGCAGCGGTCGAGGTGTGTACCCCG